TGCCATAAGAATTTTAAAATTAATAGGGTTTATTATCCACCAAGAAATAAATTCTTTAATGGATACTTTGTTTTTTTGTTTAGGAGATGGTGCCAAACATATTTGGCACCACCAACAATAGTATTTAATACATTTTTATTGTTATTATACCATCGATCCGTTGTTTTATCATTCCCAACCATGATTAAATCTTTTTCACATTAGATTTTGGTGCTCTAGATGCCTTCTCAAGAACATCATTCCACCCAGGGTGCTTTTTAATCAATTGGTCTTTCCATTCACCAACCTCACCAGTAGAAGCACAACCTTCAGACCAATCTCGTCTCCATTCTGGGTTATCTTTATACCACTGCATAATATCATTAACACTCATTTCAACGACCTTTTTTTCTCCAGTCTCAACATGAATAATAGGATAAATTGCCATAACTTCTATAATAAAGATAACTTATTTATTGGATGATAATAGATGGGGCATCAATACATTCTGGACAGTTCTCTGGTTCCCAACCAAGTGCTTTAGCAATATCAGGGAACTGACAGATAAAGACGCAACGTGCTGCTTCTGCGATGTCCATATGCTCCTTCTGAGTGCCGTGAGCAGAGCGTAGGTCAATATAATGGATCCATGACCTTACAGAACCCTTCATGTAGATTCTGGTGGGGGTTGCGAGTGGAAGCACAAACCTTGCACATTCCTTTGCAACACCTGCATCAAGCATCTTATCGTAAAGGCGTTGCGATTCTTCAAAGTGTTGCTCAATCATTCCTTCAAACTTTTCCCTCACATGCTCATCAAGATCATTCGTTGAGTTCTGACGATTCTTTTCATCCTGCCTACGAAGTTCAGGAACCTCAGGAAGATCAGTAAGTAGTTTTGTATCTGCGTAACGTTGTGAAAATTCCTGATATGTGAAGGACCTATGACGAAGCACTTGAGCTGCGATACCACGAGTCGTATTGATTTCAAGAGTCATATCTGCTTGCTCGAAGATAGACCAATGATTTTGCTTGATACAATAACGAAGAAGTCCAGCAGACGTATCAAATTTAAGTTGATTACTTGGATTGCTTACACGAGCATTGTATGTAATTACTTCCTGTGCAGACTTTCCAGCAAGTTCTCCTGCACCTTGAGTAACAGCAATCAATTTAACAATATTAGACATTTAACTCTCCAAATAATTTTTAAAAATTTCTAAAGCAGAATCCCAGTGTATAAACTGTCCCGCTTGGTTGACTGGAACAAAGCATAACGTCCATCTACCATGCGGTGTGGGATTATTTGTACCGTGCAAAACACCCACGTTAACTAAACTAGGTCGATTTGTATTTGCCTCATAAAGAAGTTCAGAATCTTCCTCATTTGCCCAAAGATTATCATGGTATTCATCGGTGCTACCCTGATAACCATTCAGTTGCATTCTTTTAGTTTTATCAGACTTCCACCATTGTATCACACCTTCTTCAGGTCCCCAAGACATATTAATCTTGGCATGATTTGTATAGTGACCATGATCGGTATGAATCGGAATCTTAGAGAATGGTGGGGTATAAAATACTTCTTTAAGATGAAGAGTCAATCCAAGGTCAACAAAAAATTCTTCCATTGGATAGAATGGATAATCATTAATATAAAAATGTCTGATTTGATTACCCTGTTCCTTAAATAACGGAAGAGGACCAATAGTGAAAGGTAAGTTAAGGTATCTATGATAGGTATTAATCGCAGTATCCATCGTCATCCTCAAAGACTTCATCGTAATCGGTTATACTATAATCATATTCTTGTACATAACTTTCTGTATCTGAAAGAACTTCAGATTCTATTTCTTCAATAAGTTGTTTAAGAGTATTAATTAATAGCTTTAGCTTTTCTCTATCCATTTTTATTAACCTCAACAAAGGTAATTATAGATAAAAAAAAGAGGGGAGTCAAGTCCCCTCTTTATATTAAGCAATTTGTGGTTGTTTTGCCATATTTAACTGTGCAGCTTTAAGAAGACTTTCCTTCTTTGCTTTTTTCTTGAGGTAACGAACGAAGTAAGTATTCATTTTACATTACCTCCCTTTGACTTTTCCATAGAGAATTTGTTTCCATTTTCATCCACCCAGAACATTGTTCCGCGATAGATTTCTACATGAGGTTCTCTTTTCAAAGTTTGATTTGGGCGGTCGTTGGTGTCATATTCGACACCACGATATACGACTTTAGACATTAGGGTTCTCCTTAATTTTGAGGCTAAAGAGCGTTCCTTCAGTCGGCTTTTGCGTCTATTTTACACTCTTTGGGAGAGATTTGTTTAATCTCCCAAATTAAATCATTCTTAATCTGTTTAGGAATGTCTTGTTTATTAACTCTCCCAGCAATTAACTGTGCCTGTAAGCATGAAAGAATGAGTGCTTCCATAGATGAACGTTCCGTTCCGAGTCGGCTTACTTCCGTCCCATAGGGATGAACGTAAGGTCATTATAGACCTATTGCATTATATAGGCAAGTCTTTTTGTAAAATGTAATACATTTTAATCTCTTTGTCTCCAATCGTCAGGCTTATCTCTATCTTCTGAAAAGAAATCTACAATATCATCAACACTTTCAAATCTACGAATACCAAAACGTTCGTGACCCAATCCACCAATGTCAAGTTGATTTAAAAAATCATCCATATCACCCTTCTTCATGTCGGGATTTTCTGCTGTTCTTCTTGCTTGGCGGAGCATTGTACCTGCGGTCCTATTTGCCTTGGCAAGTTTCTCTGCCCAAATCATATCATCTAAAGTGACTTCTTGATGTTTAGCAATTTTATCACAGATTGCTTCCAAACGAAGTCGATATTGTGTAGAGAGCATATGTAGTCTCCATATAGGGTTATTTAGTATTCAAATCAATATGGAAGAGATTTTAATCCATCCAAAACTTCTTGAAATTTTTCTGCACGAGTCTTGTGATGTTCAACATTCTTCTCCAGAACATCCACAATGTCATCTAAAATAGTGTCTAACGAAGCATCAGTATTAAAATACTGTTGAATTGCTTCGGCAAGGTATCTATGCCGATTCCATTCCATACTATAAGGTTTATATGTCATGATGAGAAAGATATATTTTTAAATTATAGAAGGCAAAATTTATTTTGTCAACTATTATTTGTGTCTATACTTATCAGGATTCTTACTTGAATCATAAATGAAAAAAGAAAATGGGAATAGTAACATAATTCCTAAAATTGTACCAACAACAACTGGATCCAATGCTTCAACAATTTTATTAATCATCGTTCAATATAACTCAAAGTATGATTTGTAGCATACAATTGTTCAATTATCATATCACATCCAATCTTTGGGTCACAATCGCCACATGTAAACAGATCTACTGCAGCCTCTCCCTTTTCTGGCCAAGTATGAATACTAATATGACTTTCAGATAGCAAAGTTAGTACAGTAACTCCTTGAGGATCAAATTTTTTAAAAATTGTATTGACTACAGTAGCACCACTAATACTAGCTGCCTCTTCTAATAACTTTATTAGGTATTCTTGATCATCTAACAATACAAAAGAACACCCATACAAATTTAATAAGTAATGTTTCCCCATCTCTACTTTAAATATTTGACATTTTTTTATTTAGAATTATTGTACAGGACATAATCTTGACTGTATACATCTATAAATTTTTGATGCCTTAAACAATAGTCATTAAAAATCTTACAACATAATTCATAGTTTTTAATTTTTAAATACTCACCATCCATTAAATTTTTTTTCTTTATTGGAACTTCGCAACCAATAAAATCAGATATTTTTTGTTCAAAAAACTCATCGATTCTAATAAGATTAATGTCAAAGTTTATTTTTGATGGTTGAAAGCAGTAATCTATAAATCTAAACTGTGGCAAAGTATGCCCATCAAATATAAATTTTTTGTTTCTTAACTCTAATAATATATCTCTAGAGTTTGGTGTAGAAAGATAAACCCCAACCTCGCTAAGAAATTGATTGAATCCAGAAATCCATCTATCCTTTGGATGCCTAGTAACAACTAAAATTTTATATTCTTTTTTATATTCTTCTGGTATTTCTAAATCAAATTGACTCTGAACATTTGGTACTTGGTACACAGGTTCAAAGTCAATTAAATTCTTTAAAGAAGTTGATGCATTTTTTGATATTGGTATGTATAGAATTTTATATCTTTTAGATATGTAAAATGCATCAAATTCAACTGTCTCTATACCATCTGGTGTATAATCTAAAAAATATTTTTTAGATACACATTTATCTATTTGTTCCCTATACTGGTCCCAATCAAAATTATAACAATCAGATGAGTTCATCCGAATCGCCACCATATTCATCCAGAAGATTTTTTACTACATCTTCTGTACCATCAATAGTTTTTACTTTGTATAAAGAAGATCTCATATATTTTTTAATCTTCTTATATTCTTTTAGAAGTTTATTAACTTCATTATCATTAATAACAACTACTGCCTTACCATTTTTAGGTTTATCCGCGCCAAATCCACTAGACATCACTCCCCCCTTTTTTTACTCTTAGTTTCTTTTGGAGTTATATTCCAAAGTTTAGGGTTAACTCTTCCTTCCGATTGTTTATACCACTTTAATCCTTCTCTATACAGATCCCAATAATAATCAAAAATGTCTATCTTTTTATTTGCGATAACAATATCATAACAAAGTGAATCATCAATACAATAATGCACTAGATATGCATTGTAAGGTAGATTTCTATCATTAGATAATTCAGGATCACAATTTTGTTGAAGAATTTTGATATTCAAGAGCGACCTCCCCATTGAATATCTGGGTATGCCTCAGCAACAATATCTTTAGTAATCTTATATTTTTCTTGAAGTTTTTTGTCCTTAACAAGAACCATAATCTCAGCTTCTTTTGGATGAAGTCCTTCAAGCATTTGAATAAACATAGTCTCTCTACGGAGACTTGACAAAGATGGGTTACCACCTTGAAGATAATTATAAAAGTTCTCCCACTCATTGCGAATGGAAGTTGCCCTGTTACGGATAAATTCATCTGCATTAGAAAGTCCTTGAACTTTGTTCAATTTTTCTACTGATGCAGATAGAGTATCATTAAATGCAGATTGCTCCTCAACTCTTGAGTAAGGAACATCTCCTTGTGGCAATAGTGAGATTGCCGTATCATCAAAATTCCAAATAAGAATTGCAGTAAGTCCTTCATTTCTATATTTTTGAAGGACTTCTACTTTTTTTACACTAGATCTTTGCTTAGAAACTAATTCTAAAATTTCAAATTGAAAAGAATTTGGTTGCAATTCAATAGGAGATTCAGTCTTCGTCTCCTTCTTCGTCTTCGTAATAGTCATTTGTGTTTTCAAATCGTACAGCTACTATTTCATCGGGAATAATATTCCCATTTTCATCAAACATTTC